CATCTGCGTCATGACTTTTTGCATGTATTGCTCAACGTCTTGGGGGGCGATGCCGCCGGTATCAATGTAAAACACTCTTCTTTCTGGCGATCTGACAATTCTATATGCCATCATAGCATCTTCGAGCAGAGTTAGTTGACGCCAAATCCGTCGGGCTGGCTCTAGCGCACTTGTACCGTATGGAGCGTGTTTGTCGTTTCCTAAAATCCTAAAGTGTGCGAGTTGCCAGTTTTCAAAAGTCATACCAGCGCTGTTCCATTGATACTGGATATAATTGGGATTTGATTTGTCTTCACCCTCAAGTCTCTCTATTTCTTGACCGGGTAATCCTATGCAGCTTTTAATACCAATAGTTTCGTCGATGTCTAAATACAAAAAGAAGTCCCCATATTTGCACATAGTTCTCGACCAACCGAAAAGGTTGAACTCGATATTCATTATGTTATGATACAGGGAATCTAATATGTTTTTAATTTCGTCATTAGGACAATCTATCGTAAGCAGGGGTTGTAAGTTAGAACTGGTGGTCATTTCATCTGCGTAAATGTCTAGAGCGGAAGCGATCTCTGGAGTGTACTCCATTTGATCAAAGTCTACGTACCTTTCGAGACGATTTTGGTTGGCCATAACACCAGCCATAAGGTTGTCAAATGGGTTGTATTGGGTCTTTTTGAACTGCTGGCCGCTGGCAGACTTAAATCTCTGTGCGTATTTATCTAGTTGGCGACGCCTTAATCTTCTAGCCGTTTGAGTACGGTGGACTACCAATGGCCCAGAGAGCAACTTAGTCAAACTCTTAAACAAACTGTTTTCTGGGTTTCTGGTGTTGTTTGTGTTTACATTCTTTTTATTAGAAGCCATTGGATTTATCCCTTAAATAACCACGGAAAGTTTTCGTGATTGCTTTTTGTTTTTACTATACCATCAAAGGCACTATCTTTTTTGTAAGAATTCATACCTGGTATACTTGTATTCAAATTCGTCTTGGTACTAAACATAGCCCCCATTGCCGCCTTTTTGTATTCTATAGCCTTGTAGTTTTCAGAGAGTGTTGTATCTCGGACCCAACAACCAATCGAACAAGCTAATATTAAGTCGTCATTGTAAGATCTCATAGCAGTAGGTTTACCGTTGTGCCATACGAACGTTTTCATCTCGCTTAAAAGTCTCGACGAATATATCTTAATTAGCTTGTTTCTCACGAATTCTTCAAATTTAGCTATTATTAGTGGCCTAGTCTTTGATGATGTCGTAAAGCCAGCTATTGTGTTACTTCTATACTCAGCCTCGATGGGGTCGATGTAGTCGTGACTAGACTTTACAGAAAAATAAACATTTGGATACCCTCTATCTACCAACTTTTCAAGCACAGAATATCCAACAGAGTTATTTTCGACCACCAACATACAATTTCCGTACTCGACACCAGCGTTGAAAAGCAGTTCAGAGAATATGTCGGGGGTAACTTTTCCTTGGTATTCTGCAATTATCTCCATACTGTCAAGTTTTATTATGTGAAACACGGAGTAGTCTCGCCCGTCGCCTCTAGCGACGTCTGCAGAGATTAAGTATTGCACACCTTGCTGATATTCTTGCCAAATCCAAAAGTTTCTATCGAATCCAGTCCTGTATTTGGGTTCAGTGATCAATTCCGCAATCCACTCTAGATCTTCTGGGTGGAAAACGGTTTCACCAGACATATTGAAACTGCACTCAAGCTCTTGCGCGATCTCTCTTCTAGACATATTTTTTGTCTCTCTGTCAAACCAATCTTTGTCTCGGTCTGGGTGGGCCTCCCAGGGCAACACAGTTGGAAAGAAATCGTTAACCGAAGATTCAGATTCTGAGTATATTTTATGAAACCAATTACCGACGCCGTTTGGAGTGGAAAGCGCGATGCATCGCCCACCAGTAGACAGTGTAGGATACAGCCCCATCCACAACTCATCCAGTCCGTCGATGTGAGCAGCTTCGTCTATAACTAACAAAGACAAGGCCTCTGAACGCCCTGCGTCGCCGGAGGTAGAAGAAGCTTTTATTTGAGAGCCGTTTGATAATTCGAAGGAAGTCCTGTTGTCTATAGTCACATGTGCGATGGTCAACCAGTCGGGAACGTTTCTTAGTATGTTTTTGACCTTCTTAACCAGGTTTGCGGCGGTGCCGAACTTTGTAGCAATAACCAGAACGTTCTTTTCTTTATGAAACAACATTTGCCATACAACAAAGCCTGCAGTAATCGTAGAGATACCTAGCTGCCTAGCCTTCAATATAACATTGAAACGGTGATCTATAAAATTCTCTACTAAGTCTTCCTGAAATGGGTATAACTTGAATGGAATCAGCCCACGCTGCGGGTGAGTGATCTTGGCGTAGTTATTGATAAAGTAGTTTGGATTCTTGCCACACTTTATTATTTCTTTGCGGATATCTTGCTTGGTGAGTTTAAAAGACATCTAGTTACTTTAGGTCTGAGTTTCTTTGCCCTGTGGTCACATTAAAAGGGTCAAACTGTTTATAGTTATCGCTTTTTGACTTATCATTCTGTGGCCTTTTAGCTTTACCGCCAAGCTCCAAGAATTTCTTAAAAGTGTCATCTAGTTTTCTTTCTGGTTCTTTCGCAAGTAAACTTGACGCTAGCTTAAACTTCTGAACGGCGGTGACACTAGTTCTAATTTTAGAAATATACTGGACTAGTATATCTACCTCTCCATCCTTTGTTAACTGCAAGGCTGATCCAGTTGCGCTCTTGTATTCTTTCTTTAAGTGCTTGGCAAGGTCAGCCATAGTAGATTCAATGTCGCTTTCAAATGACGTGTTGTGCACTTCCTTGATTTTAGTTTCAAGGTTGTAAGTGAGAACAAGGGTCTCACCCTGTATTCTAGCGTTGAACCCATCCATAACCCTAGGGTCAAATATAGGGTTCCCGTCCTCTCTTTTGAGGCCAGATTTAACTGGCTCTCCATCTTTGTCTGTCGCTCCGTCGTAATTGCTTGACAGCGCTTGTGATATTCCGTTGATAACGTCTAATATAGTAGCCATTTAAAAACCTCGCTTTATACTATAAATAGTATTTTTATTTACCAAAACCCCTAGTATTATTGGGTCTCCAACCAGAGAGCCAACGTTGTGTACGACCCTCCACATATTGTATGTAGCACCCAAAACAACAATCGTACTTGGTAAAATACACGTCGTCTCTAGAATTAAAGGAGTATGAGTCACACGTTTTACAGGAGCGGTCCATAGTTTGAACCTCCGACTTCCTAGATATGAAAAACCCAGACCTCTCTTCCCTTTCAGACTCCACCTTACTTAATTCAAGTTTTTTGTAAAACTCTTTCATTTGTTCTATATAGGTTTTCTCTTTTTCATCAGTCCAGTCGTTCTTGGGGTGAGCAACGGCTTCTTCGCCATATTTCTCTCTTACGGCCTTTTCTATTTTGGCCACCTGATTAAGATCTTTCTTCAATTTACAGCTTCCACGATCAGGATAGAGGATACAACACCTGCAAGAAAACCTGCTGAAACAAAAACATACCAATAACTGTTCGGTTGTTTCAGGGCAAGTGCCTCTAGTTTTTTATTTTCAACTTTCAAAATCTGTATTTTTTTGCCGCTTACCGATTTGTAATACTCATATTCTACCTGAAGCTTTCCCATTTTCAAGGTGAATTCCGCTTTCTGTCTAGAGATCGCGGTATCGATTTTCAATTGGCATCTTTCTGGTTCTGTCTCTTTGTCGGCTAATAGCTGCGCTGCTGCATGCAAGTCGAAACAGTACGAATCAAATGGAGTGGGTTCGCCCTTCTTTAGTCGGGCGAAACTTGGTGGGGATGCTAATGAAGTCGACAAGAAACTAGTTAGCGTTAGTAAAACCAAAAAGGTTTTCAAGCTTTTTGTCAATCTCATCTGGTTGTTCCTTTGCTATTCTTGCAATCTCTTTGACTTTCTTTTTATTTTTTCTAGAAAGCTGTTCTTCTTTGAGATTGTACTTTTCATCTATCTTACCAAGAGTTAGTCGATAATTTAAGTCAAGTTGTTCTATTTTTTTAATTTTTATCGCTTGTTGTTCTTCTAGGGCCTTGATTTGATCTTCATACGATTTCTTCTTGGCATTCAGTACTTCAAGGGCGACCTTTGAATTTCCTCTGGACACTATCCACACTATTAAAGTCCAGACAATTAGTGCGGACACCTTCCAGTTCTTCTTGGCCCAAAGCCAAATGAATTCAAGCTTCGACATCATCACTTGCCGTGTTTCCATTGAGCTGCCATATCTACAAGCGCCTGGGTTCCAATGTACGCTAAAGTTACCGCAACCCAGTCACTGCTAGTAACCGTGCCGACATAACAAAGTCCCGTTGCTGTTATCCAAGCCAAGAATTTTCGAGAAATAAACCTCTCCGTATATTTATCTGCAATTGATTTTAGTACCGCCACCATTATATCCTCCTAAACGTTTACGTGAGCGTAACTTCCGAGCTTGTCAATGTTAATTTGAGTATCTACAGAGTCCTTGAGCGCATCTAAATGCGATATCAAAATGACAGTCTTAAAATAAGTCTTGGCCATATCGATAATTCTAACAAAACCTTCCATATTGTCCTCATCCAAAGCCGTGCCCGGTTCGTCCATAATAAATAGGTCCGGTTTTGGTAAATTCGTAACTGCTAGTAACGCAAGCCTAATTGCCATAGAGGCTATTGTCTTCTCGGCACCGGAGCCCATCTCTAATGGCCTTGGGTCATACTTCGGGTGCTTGATAAATATGTTCAAATCCTTGTCGTCATCCAATATAAACGTCTCAAAGTCAACAATACCCGTCAGTATTTTTGCGATCTCTTCGTTAATTACCGGGAGTCTGTTTTTAATAATGTCGTAAGATATGCCATTAGAATGACAACATTTTATATACAATTCAAAAGCGGAATATTCTTCCCTCAGAGATTGTAGTTCCAGCTTTTTGGCCTGCAGTGTCTTGACCACCTGTTCATTAGAACCTATCTCCCTAAATAGATCGTTCGTATCTGATTTGCAAGCGTCCCATTCCCTCTTGACTTTTGGTGACTCTGTCTGTAGGGCCTGCCTTTCAAGTAACAGTTCTTCTAGGCTCTCCATCGCGTCCTTGTTGCCTTCATATTCTGCCATCCTGGAATTCAACGGCTTTAAGTCTGCCTCTTCTTTGTAGATTAAACCTTCGTTTCTTTCCTTGTTTAATTTCAAACTGGCCAGAGACGAAGCTAATCTGTTCTTTTTCTCTACAAGTTGATTGTATTTCTCCAAATATTCTCCAACCTTGTCTGGCTGCAATTCAGATATTTCGTTTCCGACTTCATTTGCCTTTTTGGAAACGACAGACATCTTGGATTCAACGACCTTCACCAGGTCTAAAGAACCGTAAGCGTCTTTAATAAATTTACAATTAGGAAACTTGTCACCACAAGGAACCTCTGACAACAAGTCTTGTTTCTTGTAAAGTCTCGTCCTCTGTTCCGAATAGCTTTTGATTTCCGACAGCAAGAGGTCCAGGTCTTTCGACTTTGTATTTATCAGGTTCAGTTTTTCTTGGTACGAACCTACATCAAACTGCTCTACAAACTTTTCCATTTTCTCTAAAGTCACGGAGTCTGAGCTTATCTGTTCAGTATACGACTCGTTTTCAACTTTGGCAGTGGATATCGTATTCTCTTTAGCACGTATCTGCTTTTTCAGTCTAACTGGGTCTATCAGTTCCGACGGGGCCGAATCTACCTTTGCCTTGATGCCCTCCATCTTTATTGCCAACTGTTGGGCTTGTTCCTCCAGGGACGAACACTTACTCTGGCTCTCCACTAGGCGTTTGTTGCTGAGTTCAAGAGCTTCATTCGCTTCCTCAAGTTGCCCCTCGAAATCTATCTCTTCGAGCTTTTTCAAAAGAGCTTTCGCTTCCGCTGAATCTTTTTTAGCCATCTTAAACTTTTTATCAAAAATTTCTAAATCTAAAAACTTTGCCAGAATCTTCTTCCGCTCTGTGACGCCTTGATTGATAAAGGTTAGAGAATCCATTTGGCTGGTCATAGAAGTCATCAAAAAGTCTTCTAACGTCCCGAAATACCTTCTGATCTCTTTGTCCGTACCTCCTCTGGCCAAGGCGTTGAGTTCTTCGACCTGCCCCATTGCGTCGACACAAACAAAGTCAGCACTCGTCTTTGCCTCGATTGTTTCCACACCTTTTAATTTTTTGAGATACTTTTCCGACTTTCGTTCTATCGTATAAGTCCTATCTCCAATCTCGATAACAGTCCTGCCAAACGCATTGACCTCGTTCTGGTTGATGAAATTCAGATTCTTCCTGACGGACTTTGACGTGCTGTTGTACATCGTATAAAGCAGGCTATCTATGATCGAAGATTTGCCTGAAAAGTTCTTACCAAAAATACCGACGATACCCGACAACTTGTCAAAATTTACCTTGTTGCCTTTTCCGTAGTTAAACAGATTGTCCCACTCGACACTCTTGAGGGACCAGTTTATATTTCTGTAAACCTCTTCTTCCTCCTCGATAGACGTGTTGTACTTTGAGTTCAGGAGCAGGATCCTGTTCATAACCTCGTCAGTTATTTCGTAATCATTCAAGTACTCCCTGATTAGGCGTTGTTGTACTTCGATGTCTCTTAGATCTTCTTTAGTGGAAACCGAACTAACATCCACCTCAGAACCTTTTGAGCTTGCCCTGTTCATATACGTCAAGGTGTCTGGCTTGTACTTGTGTTTTACAAGATCAAGGGCCCTTCTCATTCTGGCCAAGGGAATGTTGTTTTCCGATACGACCCTGAGACGTGCCCCAGGAGGAGCGTTTATGTTGTTCGGAAGCTCGCCCTTGGAGTTTAAGAAGATGGTAACAAAGGGTTTGGGATTCTTGAACGTGTGCAACTTACAGGTAAATTTATCTTTACTTGTGATATCCCAAAGCAAGTAGCCTTTGTCTAGAGACTCTCCAAAATTCTGCTGAACTGTCGAGCCGGCATATCTTACCTTGCCTTTATGATCCAGAATTTGAGTCTTGTGTATGTCTCCTAAAAAGGCAAAGTCAAACCTGTCGAAGATACTGATGTCGTGGTCGCCGGTCAATGTCCAGTTCAAATCAGTTTTCGATCTGTCGATTGCACCGTGGTACAGGGCAATGTTGACAAGCTGTTTGTTGGAGGGCTCACTCCAGTTCTCCTCATCGAACACAGACAAGACGTTTAAAGCGAACTTGTCCTCCAGCACTACCTCTTGGGCCCGTTTAAGTATAAACAGATTAGGGTTTTGCAAAGCTTCAGCGATGGGCGTTATCGCATCTTGACGACTTGCATTTTTCAGGTTACCGTCGTGATTTCCCAGGATCACGTACGTTGGGGCGATGTTGGCAAGCCTGGATAGAAACTTGGAACACATCTCGACGAACTCTGGTGATATTTGAGTCTTCGTGTGTGCGATGTCCCCACAATGGACTATGTAATCGACATCTTGCTCCTCTAGAGATTTGTATAATTGATCAAAAACTTCATTATATTCATGATGATACTTCAAATTTCGGATATGAGTATCCGCTATGTGGGCAAAACGCATTCAGCCTCCATCTTTTTTTATTATTATATTGTATTACTGTTTTTAAATCAAGATATTTTGTCGTTAACTAATTTTACAAAGTTTTCTAAAAATATTTGTTGGTTGGATGAGTCAAGGTTGGCGAACTGTTCAAATAGGCCGTTGGCCATTTCAAGCCCCTTGCTTTTCTCTTCTTCAACAGTCAAGCGGGTGACCTCTTCTTTTATCATCTTTCTTATTTGAGATTTAGTGATTTGCATAATAACCTCCTTATAAACTTAAGCACTGATATAAATAGTTGGTTTGATCAATAAGAGCCGCACCTTCTTTTCTTTTTAGAAATTCACCCTTAGTCATAGACCCAACATCATCATAGCCCGACGTGCTCACTTTGTAAACCTTTAAATCGTATTGGAGTAATAATTTTATAATTCTCATTTCTTTTTTGGCTGCATCTGCGTCCAAGGCCATATAAACTGTTGGGCACTCCTCTATTATTCTCTTGAACACCTGACTTCTTTCTGAGAGTGTCGACCCCAACAGTGGTAGCGCATTGCCCGCGACTATCGCGTCGAACACACCCTCAACAAGTATGACAGGTTCTTGCCAGTCTATGTACAATTCATTAAATACCACGTTCCTATCTACGGGAGGGTTTTTATATTTAGGAAAATCGTTCTTGTAAGTTCTTGCTATAAAGTAGCTTAAATTTCCCCCCTCGTCAAAAGAGGGTATGCATACCCTTCCTGCATACGCTCCCGTGCGGCAGAAGCCGATTCTCCACCTCACAATGTCATCCCTGGTTACGTTCCTGTACTTCAAATAGTTAAGAGCCTTCCTGTACTCGACATCGTTCATTCTTTTCGTCAAAGAGAAAAAATCTTCTGGGAGGCTTGTTGTTCTTTTGGGGATGTCGTTTGGATCAATCTCTTCGAACAAGGAATCAAAAGAGCTTAAGTCCACAACCTCATCTAGTTCTGACCACGCGGCGAAGTGACTCCTGTCTCCATACCTTTTTACCAGGGAGGAAAGCTTCAGGCCAGAGTAGTCACAGACCCAGCACTTGTACACACCCTTGTCTAGATTTACTGAGAATTTCTTCTTGTGATGTTTGCAACTAGGGCACTCAAACAAGTATTCCTCGCCAGAGACATAATACCTGCCGAGGATGCTCTCTAGTATACTTACCTTTTCAGATTCCATTGTAGATAACCCGCCCTTGCAATAACGTAGCTGTCAGACCGATCCATTGTTCCTGGTTTCGGATTTCCAGCTTTTGTATATTGTATGACGAAGGAAGGCTCCCGGTCAAGTACAAACTCTAAAGTTTTTTGTTTGGCGTTGTCACCTCTTTTGATCTCTACCCCGGCCTGTTTCCTTGCGGAAGTTGCAGCTATCATCTCCGGTTCGGTCTTAAAAATTTCAAAACAAAGCCAGGATACAATACCATTAAATCTAGATAGTGTCGAGAGGGTCTGTGCAGAGGAAAAACCAGAACGGAACGAGTGCAAAGATTGCTCTATAAAAATCGACCTTACGTTGTAACTCTTTTTTACTTCTTTCAGGTTCTTTTTGATAAGGTCTGCTTTTTGGTACAATGTTGGAAAGTGATTTTTATTTCTTGTGTCCCATTGTTCGTTAAAAACCATAACACCGTCCTCATCCATAATTGTGATACCGGTGATGGTCGTAGATATATCTAGTCCTAGTATATGCTTAATTTTAATTCCCCATATTGTGGTAGACGTAGTTTATGTAATCTTTCATCAGCAAAATTTTCTCGTCCTCGTCATTATGATACCATCTCCAGGCCGTAGATTTTTCTATTGTTTTTATTTTTAGCCTAACTTTGTTCACATTGCCCTTGGCCAAGTCGACATCCTCTTCTGTTGGGTCTGGGAACTTAACATTCAAATGCAGTGCGACGTCCATCAAATCTATAAAGTTTTCATTATTGAACGCCTTTTGTGCTCTTATGAACAGATTCTCTTTCTGTAATCTTTCTAATTCTGGCAGATCTTTAAGTTTGTCAGGGTGAGTGATTTTCGCTACTTCCCGGTAGACAGATTTCAAGTGCTTCGGAGCTTCTCTCTTTGGCTCGACTTCTCGATCAGCTTCTTGTGGCGTGGAGGCTGATTCGGTTTCAGCGCTAGCCTCCGGCTCCTGGTGGCGTTCTTGGGCGCTCTCTTGCTCGGGCTGATTGGCTGTTTCTCCTGGCTGTTCACCTTCCTCCTGTTTCTTAAAAAATTCCTTAATTTCATCTGGCATTCCTTTTAGGGTTTCCTTGAACTCTTTTGAGAACAAAGCCCCCGCTTCACTCTCTGTCTGCCTGTGGAGTGTCAGCTTTTCTTTTAGGAACCTTATCTGTAGTATTAGTAGTTTAAACTTTTGCTGCTCACTAACCGAAGACATTAGAAATCCATCTTCAGTTTAAACGTCAGGTCCCTAGTTTCTGTTTTTCTGACTGGGGAGGCCAGCTTTGCGATTGCTATCAAATTCATATTGTCATCGTAAATTCCGATCTTCGATATATATGTTTGCTTGTCAAAAGATCCCGAATCTCCATATTTGTTGTGTTCTAGACTCTTTATCTTTAAGTTCGAGTTTTCATAAAAATGATAAGAAGATGTGCTAGGTGTTGAGGGCTCGTTCTGATCTTTCTGGATGAAAGTTGGATTCGTTGAGTTGTTAAGTTCACCTCTCTTCGCGTGGGCAAACATTGTAACAGTTGGAATTTGATTCGTACCTTCGAAATGCACGGCGAAGGCAGAACCTGTCAAGACTGCTGCAGCCTTTCCGTCGTTGGCTCCAGCGCCAAAGTTATACCACTTTGGACTTGAGTAATCATTGCCAACATACTTGTCTTGAAAATTAGGATTTATGTCCCAGCTTCCAGTCAGCGCGATAAAACCTTCGTTGTAGAGCACCAGGCCTGCCACCTTGTTGCTGTTTGTGGTCGAACCAATCGTCCCAGAGACTTGAACCAATTCTCCGTTCTGGTTTACATCCTGCAGTTCTGCTGCGAGTGTGCCAGTTATGTAAAATTTTAAACTAACAGACCCCTTTCTTATGGAAGATCCGTAAAATATTGACGGTATCTCTATCAAGCTCATTTCCTGGTTCGATTTGTCCCAGGAGACCTTGGCATTTAAGTGATCGTCTATCGATGATGTGTTAAAAGCGTGGTGAATACTTTGTGGTACATAATTGTTGAATGTGTTCTTGAGCGCGATGATCCTTTGTTTGTTCAATGACGCTTTGACAAAACTTCCATTTTCCTCTTCGACTGTGGATGTACTTGTTGTCGTCGGCGCGAATCGAGTCCTGAAGATACTAGAGCTGAGCGGGTAGTGAGACTTGATAAAATCTCCATAAGCAAACTGCGACGTAGAGTCGAACACCGATGTGCTTATTGACCTAAACGCAGTTCTGGCCCCTTCTTTTGTTACAAAGGGGTAAATAGAGGTTCCATCTGGAGGGGCTTGGGTTCCGACACTTATGTTAGAGGCAACGTTAAGTTCATACAAGCTGATGAAGCCTTGTGGCACATTGTTCTCGTTAACTGTGGTAGTGTGGTTTTTTACGCCAGCATTCTTACCGCCGTCGATATAGACTTTCGCATCATATATTAGAAAGTCTTTTTTCGGGTAAGTCTTTACTCTGTTGTAAAATAAGTCTTCTTGATTGAACTTGTATACAGTCGACATAGCATTAGTAATCCAACCTTACTCTTAAAGTGAGTTCGTTCGTGGGATCCTTTCTGAGTGGCTCAGAAAGCTTCGCTGTGGCCATCAACTCATTGTCTGATGAGTAAAGCCCCACAGATGTTACGTAACTTATCGGCATATCGGAAGATACGTTCTTTACACGAATTTTGCTCTCCTGGAGATACGTTGGATTAGAACTGTAATTGAATTCATTGTGGTGCGCTCTGCAAAAATACACTGAAGAATTAAGTTCTGTGGTATTGTTGAAAGACACTGACTTTATTCTGTGTCGCAACGAATCACAGGCAGTTTGGATTGTAGACCCTGTAAATAAGGAGTACACATCCGACTGCGCTGTAGCTGTGATATCCAAGCCAGCTGCGTCTGTGATCTGCTTGTGCATCATACAACTGGCAGAGTTCAAAAGACCTCCGGTTAAATGATGTACAATTCCTGTCGAAGCAGTGACTTGACGAACACCGGCGTCGCCGCCGCCGTCGTGTGTTGCTTTTGCAAACATTCTTGCATCGAGAACTACGATACCAGCTTGATAGAAAATCAATCCGATATTTGAAGGCTTGGTTGGGTGAGCAGAGCCTGTAGTTAGGCCGTGGGCAATTGCGCCAGCGATGTTGCCCGCGCCAGTAGAAGCTGAAAGTATACCGAATTCTCCTGCGGGAGAGTTTACCCTATAGTCGTTTGCCGCGTTTGTATCCTTAATGGTTATAATTCTTGAGGCATACTTCCTTAGATCACCTGATTGTTCGACCGGACCAATGTAATGAGGTGAGACGCCAACATCCATAGAGAAGGAGCCTTTCTTTATCTCATCCTTGGTTAAAAGTCTTGAAAAATTCAAAAAGAAACATTCGTGAATCTTACCCTCGGATGGGTTTTGACCAGCAGTGTTTCCATCTTGGTCAAAGGCTCTGATGTTTCCATCTTTATCATGCCCCATAAGAACTTGCGCCATCTGGTTGTAAATTTGAATCTTCTTTTCCTGCTGTGTTCTCGCTACCTCATAGACGTTTCCAGAAAGTGCGCTGCCAGTGGAGTACCCAGAAGTGATATCAAATATGTGGTTGGCAGAAGAACTTAAAAAAGGATAGTCAAACACCGATTGAAACATTCCGTGAGAATAATTTTTTATGTTTATTTCTGTTCCGTCTGGCGAACCTCCGTTGTAAGTACCTGATACAAGCGCTCCCGTGATCGGAATTGCTTCGTGAAGTAGCGTCTTTGTCGTTACAAGGTCGCTGTTAAGAAAAGTTTTAAACGTAGTTGCCATATCGAAATCCTTATATTATGTAGTCTTCTTCAAGAACCTTATTGGAATGTCTACAGAGACGCCGACAGTTGCGGCGGTCAATCTAACAAACGTGTCAATGTAGTAAAGCGCAACGCCAGACCTGAATAGCTGGTCACCTGCGGTGGCGGCGGTGCCGCCTAGCAAAGTAGTGGTGGTCGTCAGAGTAGATCCAAGCCTCTCAAACAAATATGTTGAATTTGCAAGAGTTGGATTAGGTGCAATCTTAAACGATACCACCTTGTCTCTAGGTCCTCTAATTCTTTGCCGTGTTGTACCTTGATTGTTATCGTTTGTGGAAGTGAGCGTGTCTAGGGGCCCGCCAATGATATTGCTTCCGGCTGCAGCGCCCACAAAGTAAGATGCAATCTGATCGTCGTCAATAAAAGAGACCGATACTGGTTGTCCAGTTACATCAACGAGGGTGCCCAACCTAGAATCAAGCTCTATTATGAATTGTGTCTCTTGCAAGTCAGATGGGTAAAGCTGGGTCGGTGACAATTGAGTCGTGTCTAACCCAAGCTCGACTGCAATGGTTGCCGAATCAGATGCGGCGACTGTCTGAACCGTTGAACCTTTAATCAGACCTAACCCATTAATATTCACGTCCGCAAGACTGTCAGATGTATCTTCAGTGTTTTCGTCGACAGTGATAAGGTAGGAAGAGAGGTCTCCGCTTAGCTTTGTGTTTAGGCTGCCCGCTGCTGTGCCGTTTAGACCGCCGTTGTGAAGCTTTAATACCGGCAAGTGCAATATATTTGTTCTGGAGATCGTCATCAATTTTGACTTCATTCCAGATGTGTTGTTAGTGAAGGCTTCTAAGATCGGAGTCTTCAGGACCTCAAGGTCATAAAAAGCCGATCCACTGGGGTGTGCCTTGTTATATAAAGAATAATCTATCTCGTCATCGCCGAGGGCGAACTTCGTTATTCTAAAGTCGCCGCGAGCCATTCTGTATCTACCGGTGTCGGTCAGAACCGCATCTAAAAGTATATCACCAGAATTATCAAGAAACGCCATATTTTTTACTCCTCACAAAAATGCACCTAAAACACAAACTAATTAGTTTTTTAAAAAATAAAACATACAAATTTTATCAAGCATCAAAGTCGAAACCGCTGTTCGTGTTAACTCCGCGTGTCGAAGCCGCCGCTCCATTGGCAAAATCATCGTAATCTATCTTGCCGTCAGCGTCAACAATACCATCTTTTCTCGTAAATTTTAGTTTTAATTCAACCATCTTACCAGTTGTTTTAGATTTTACCTTTATTACAAATTTCTTTCCCCAAAGCGGGTTTGTTGAAACACCTAATCGACGACCGGCCGTTCGCCACCTAGAGTATGACAGATCTCCCGCATTAGAGAAATCTAACTCTGTCTGCAACAAAGCAGGTCTAAGGTGTAAGTATCTCTGAAAAGATTTAATAAATATCTTTTCTTCCTTTTCTTTAATCTTGTGTACATCAGATAACAAGTACATAACCTCACCATCCGAAACAAGTTCGACTTGATACACGTTGCTAGGCATAGATACGTGTCCGTGAATGTCTTTGGATCTAAACGTGTACCAATACTTCTTGTTTGGAGAAATCGTGTCTATAAACGCCCCGGATGGGGCACCGTTATCTATGGTTTGGATTTCCTTGTCTTTGAAATCGCTCAAGCTTGTTGGCTCAGTATCTAGCCTATACACTTCGAATTCCAAAGTTAAGTCATCATTCTTAAAATGTATCAAAGAGGCTTCCATCGGAGAATCATCATCAGACGGGCCGAGCACTATAGCCGGCTGTAGGCCTTGATTTGCCGCGAGGAGTGCATAATCGAGGGCGTCCGAATCTTTTAGGATGACTGGTTTGGCAAACATTTCGCCAGTCATACTGTTGACGTTAAGCAGAACCTTGTTTTTGACCCCCTTGTACGGAATCACATCTACGTCTGGTGGTATCGGTGGCTTGTCAAGGATAGCGACTGTTAGGGTCTTGTCGAAAATTTCACTTATAGTGACTTCAGGTTTATTGACTACGCCGAAATACAATTTTGGGCTAAGATGAATCGGACCCTCTGGGCCACCCATACCTTCGCTGTGCCAGTTGTCCCACCTTCTAATAATGTCCAACAGGGCAAATTCCTCAGTGGGGGGGTTCGCGACTGAAACTTTAACCCTCCCATCACGATTAAACGACCTGACTGCTCTACGAGTCATTCCATCGATATAAGCGTACTTGTTGCCTACAGTCATAAGAACAGTGCTTATATCTAGTTGATAAATTTTTCCATATTCTACTTGACTGTCAAAGTACTTTATCAGATCATCTTCATTCGTTGAAGAGAAGTATTCTGTTTGCACTAACTCTCGATTGCCTTCTGCGGCAGATGCACCAGCGATGATTCTATATTTGTCAACCTTGTACCCTAAGACCTCAGAATGTGCCAGTTTGCCTCTCATTATGTCAGCATAACTTCTAGAGTGCTTTTCGATAAAATCTTCCAGCTTTGCCTTGGTTAAAAGAAAGCCAAAAGATGAGTTTATCCTTTCCAGATAGCTTGAAAAGTTGTTTGGATTTTGAAGCGAATCTTTGACATCTTTCAGCCAAGTGTCCAGTTTTACCGTCTTGACCTGTTTCGGCGTCACCGGACTCTGGTCTTGAACTTCCGTAGATCTGATAAGCTCCTCTTCGGAAGTTATGTTCCCCTCTTCATCTCTCTGCTCTGACCTTAATGTGAACTGATCTCTTGTATTTAAAATAATAGCAGACTTGTTTCTAACCGGATTTGATTCTTGTCCAAATTCTCCCAAGGTCTTTAACAGTGGGGTAGAAAAATCTATCTTGCCATACGCATTAAAAAGGTCAACCAACAAACTCTTACTCTTCTGTTTGAGTTCAAAATCAATCACCATCGGTGATGTGTTCTTTAACAGGTACCTTTGCTTAAAGTCTTGAGATGTTAGCCTCGAAGAACCAAAGACTTGAACTGGTGGAAGTGGTTCTGGGGGGATGTTGTAATCTTTAATTGATCTGTCAGATAAATTTGCATAATTTGCATACCTAGACCATATAATTGAGCTTGGCCCAATGCCATTTTCTACTGTCCTTCTGAATGAAAGTTGCCCACCATTAGCTTCATAGTCTTCAAAATTAAAAGAGTATGGATCTGGTAAGGATCTAATATCTTCTACTGTTTCTATGTTTGCCAATATGTTGTTTTCATAAAATTCATCGTAATAGTTGTAGTGGCCTTTAGCATCACAATAAGCAGAAATAGCTTGGTCGTTTGTTTCAAGCTCAACTCTCGATGCAAAAGTTTGCATCTTTGTCGCAAGGTCTACAAAAATAGCGTCCTTGCCAACCCTAGGAGGCCTGGTATAATACGAGGTATGCGGACTAAATTGCAGTTGGCCCGGTGACATCTGAGGTGATGCGGTCCAGGCGTTGACGCCCTGCTTCGTAATTTCCTCTGTGTAGCCTTGTGCAAGAAATTGCGCTGCTGGTGGTGGCAATTCTAAATCAGGAATATGCAAATGCGTTGCGGCGCTTTCCACTTCAACTTCATCTGGAAGATACCTGTTGCCCCAAAACGGGATTACAGGGAATAGGTTTTCAGAATAGCTTTCATTAAAATCGACCATGGACTCTCCGGCCCTTTTGCGTGACATAAGATCTGCGGCCATAGACGATTTATCGTTTATGGCTCCGAAACCAGCACCTGACTGTCGGTACAAGTCTCTCTGTCCCGTTATAGATACCATAGACTCATTCATTCGTAACAGCTTGTCATTCGGATGATAAAGAGAATTGTCTACTAACGGCTCTGTCAAAAAATTTCTAAAGTGCTTCATATCACTATATCTTTGACTGACAAGTGGGTAGAAGCCATAAAAATAGTTTCTCCAACTCCAACCTGACTTCATGTAGGTTTGATATTCCGGGTGCGAGATAGAATATAAATTTCCAGCGGCGTCGAGTGATGCAGGTAATAACTCGACTGATGCAGGTCTCTCTACGTTTTCGCACTCAATAGCATACTTTTCAAACTTGGGTTCAAATTTTATTATACTGTCCTCTGCATCTTTAAAGTCTTCATTGTCCAGAAGCTCAGTCAATTCCTCAATGTCGCTCAAGCTTTTAAATTTGTTTTCACTTTCTTGTGGGGTTGCTGGTCTTATTTCTGCTGATCCTAACGATTGGTTCGGTAAAATGCTAGTACCCCTATTAAGGAAAGTTACACCATTCCTTGATGGGATCGAAGTCAACACAGCAGATAATCCGTTTTCTGTCTCATCCAGATATGAAAAATGCTTACCAGTAACATATCTAAAAGAATCGAATTTGTGTAGATCAAAACCCGGTGAGTACAAGGGTAGCTTGGTGGACGGGTTAAGCCACGACTTTTGATAGGTATATGGCCTTGGACCTAAAGTTTGACTGCCGGGTCGTACGAGCCCGAAAGCCAAAGCCTGTCTTGCCAGAAGGCTTTGACTTTGTTTTAAAAAATACTCTCCCATAATTGGAGCGTTGTATGCGTATGGCGCAAACTCTTGCGCCAGAAACCGAACTCTTGTGTTGAGATGTGAACCACCATTGGGAAATATGAATCTACTTTTTGTAAAGTTCTCTTCGCTTTCAACTCTTGGTCGAGGGGGACCTGGTTCAAATTCTGGCGGCGTTAGATCTATGGGATTTGGTGTCAGACCTAAGCCTGGCGGCTCAACAGTGATGATCGCTTCAGGGTTTTCTGCTGCAGTTTCTCTAACACCTTCAATAAATCCTTGGCGTGGATTGTTTGAGCTTGGTGTTGTCCCCCCTCCGGGGGTTTGGACTTCGCAAGGATCTTGAATATCTGACATAATATAAATACTCTCTTAATTAATAAAATCTATTCGCGGTTACACCAGAAAAACTTCCTACCCTGCTGGCTCTGAATCTGGTAGCTGCTGTGGTTTGTGTAGATTGAACTGTTGCACTCGTTGCAGTGGTCGAATTGGCGGTAGTGGTAGCCAGGGCCGCTGATGGTGCGGCTTCGACTGTCGCCTTTGACTTTACAACGAAGGTAGAATCAATTAAACTTACATTCTTGTCCTGTGTTATTCCCAAAGCTGGGCTTTCAAACGGCAGCGTCTTGTATGTCCCCGGTTTTAATCCGGCTCTCATTTCTCCGACCGTGACTGGTTTCAGAATAGGTTTGTCAAGTTTGGGTGTCCCAAAAGCATCTTTCTCGAAGCCAACCTGCTTCTGTACAGACATCATATTTCCATACAAACTCCTCGACAAAAGACCTTCTTTTGTGACTCCTAAAACTTGTGGCTTCTTTATCGCACCAGCTATCTGCCAAGGCAATTTTTCTACTTCCGGCAGGGGACCGTTGATGATTGATGCCTTGTCGAACATCCTTAAAATAGAACTTTCTCTGGTCAGCGCAGGGAACGTAGTGGATTCAGAAGTTTCTCTACTGACATCTCTAATCTGAGGCTGGGCTTGCCCAATCATATTCATAATAGAGTTTGTTCTATTTCGAAGTAATTCCATAGCCCGTTCGGACCTTTGTGTCGATTCCTGCATTCTTTGGGAAGATATCAGTGCGTCGATACTAGACCGTGATAAAGATTCGCACTCACTTAGTGCAGCCGGTGAAATATCACGCGGGTCATCTCCGTCCTGGGATATTATATTGAAGCTCCTTGTCACAACTCCGCTTTGGGCAGGCTGTTCTGCTTGGATCTGTTGTAGTGCGCCTTGGGTTCGCTCTCTTGTGTAGGAATGCATCTCTCCATACCCTGCTCTACTAAAAGAGTTGTTTGAAATTACCGCGTCTAAAAGAAACATCTGCTCTGTTGCCAAGCTGTTTCCACCTGTTGGGGCACTTGTCGTCGAACCAAAAGAGTACATCATAGATCCAAAAAACTCGAATGGTGCAAAATAAGCGATAGACTCGTTTAAGGTTTCCAAGTCTTCTTCTGAAACATTTGAACTTTCAAATCTTCGAATCTCGTTTTCTTGAAGTTCCGCCAACGTTTCCGACTCGTATGATTCTAGAAAAGGGTTGACCCTACCTGGTAAAATGGCCGCTCTCGCTTTAGTTGGAACTCTGAGGTCTACAACCCCCTCTGTGTCCATTTGTGTTAAAAACTGCCCCATTCTTGGATCCGATATAAACTGTCCGCCTGTAACTTCTTTAAAGAATTTTTTAGCCTTTATAAGCGATGGGGTCCTACCAGAAACATGAGACTTGTCAAAAGTCTGTCCGGCAGCGTCGACGTTGCTTGCTAGGTCTAACATTTCAGTTAGACTCTTGATAAGTAAATCGTAGTGACTTTCGAACAAATAAAAGTTTTCCAGATTTTCTGGACTAAACGCACCGTTTTCAGAGTTAAAAATTCCCTGCACTAGTCTGTCCAACAGCAACCCTGGTAGGCTTTCTCTGTCTCCAGTGCCTACGAATTCAAACATAAATTGCAAAACGCCTCTTTCAAAAACCGAGCCAGAAAACTCATCACCAGCGTAGGCGTTAGCGTATCTCGTAATAGTTTCTTCGTCTTGACTCATCGTATATGAAGTGAACAGCATCATTGCGTCAGCATAGGCACTGATCATAAACAGCCTAGTTACAGTATTATTTCTAAGGTACTCCAAAAATTGATCGTTAAACCTGCCAGGCCTATCGTAATTTGAAGTGTTTTTTGTTTCGGAAGAAAGTTCTTTCAAGAACGTCTGATTCTTTTTAAGATTGTCTATCACTTCAAAAATATATTTTACTAGTCCGTCTTCGTAAGTCAACTCCACACCGTATTGATATACACCTGTGAGATTCTTGTTTTGCTCAAACGTGTAATCTTCCATCACTAAGTTCCTAACCCAAGGGAAAAGTACCTCTGACGGGTCGTCAGGGTTCGTACCGTACGTTTGAGAAGACTGTATCGCACCTTGTAACGGCAAACCTCTCGTAATCCAGTTATGATCTCTAAGTGTTGCCTTTACAGGTTCAGATACAGGCAAAGCATCTACGGCGGACTGGGCGGAACTTAGTTCTAATTCCGCAAGAGAATTGTCCGAGGCAGCCTGCTGCGCTGCTGACTCCGCGTCCCTAAATAGGCTCTTTGCTTTTCTTAACCCAAATGCACTTCCTACCTTTCTTACATTGTCTAGATCAACTCTTGCCCTTTTGTAGTCGGCTGTTGCTATAGTTAAATCTTTTTTGCTCTCGCCGAAAACCTTGTTGGCCACATAAAGTCTATTTTCAACTTCGCGGCGATGGCTGTCTAGCTCTGTACTTAACCTTGTTGAGTCTAAAAGCGAGCTTGGATCGTAGTAGTCGGTGGAAGATAACCTCTGTTGTCTTTCGGCGTCCAGTCTGGGAGTCGTTCTAATTTGATCTATCACGGTGGAGTTTGTCTCCCCTGCGCTGACAATAACTTCTTCTATTTCGTTCGAATCAAAAACTTTCCTGTCAGGAAACCCGTTCTTGTCATGACCGATGTATTCGTTCGTCAACCTTCTTCTGATTATCTTAGCATCTACTAGACGAAACATGTCTCTCCACCAAAGAGAATATAGTTTCTGTCTTGGTAGCAACGCATCAAACAGAAACCCAAAAGCTGATCTCTCTCTCATAATCTCAACCTGATCTATCTTGATTTGCCCTGAAACAACATTATCAGAGAAAAGTTGCGTTTCGATTGACGTGTTATTAAGCTCGTAACTATCACTAGTCCTGTTTCTTAGCTTTATCTTTTCTTTCATTGCTTTTACCGATTCGTTGGCAATTGCGCTGAAGTTGTTCAACAGGCTGTTGAGGTTGTTGAAGTCGTATGGATTTGGCTGATTTCTAGAAAAAGTTCTAAAATCTTGCACCTTATCATTTCTTACTGCAACCTTTTTCAGGTTTCTATGCGGAGTCTGCTGGTGGAAAGATCCCTCCATATATGTTTCGGTTGGCGGGTGATAGTGGTACGGCCCAGTATATTGACCACCGTTCTCTCGAACTAAGACAAACGAAGTTGGATTTAGTCTTCCGTCCGAAATAATCAAATCCTCAATGCCAGGGCCCCTGATCGATGAAACTAAATACGCTCCCGTTTCTGTTATAGAATCGGATGCAACAGGATTTCCAATAAGACCTAGCTCTGGAAATATGTCAAACAACCTATTCTTATCGATGTAGCAAAAAGATTGTATGTGAAGATAGTTCAAGTCTTTCGGTAAGCCCTCGATAGTAAACCTGATCGGGTATCTTGCGCCGAGGTCGTTGTCTGAATCTAACACTGCGTCGGAACTTGCTTCTGGTGTTTGTAGGATCGTTATATCATTTGATATAAAATTTAACCTCGAAGATCTCTTAGCGGGGGCGGTAGTGAAGTATACCGAATTGGATTCTATCAAATCGCCGAATGCTGGTCCTGAAATTTGTATTCCGCTTCTTATGATTTGATCTGCCGCTAGTTTTGCCTCCAGCGATGTTGACACTATTATCGCTACCTTGATGGTGTCCGCGATACCAAATGAATCGCCAGGCTCTACTATTTCCCCAGTTGTTGATACGACCCTACCGGTTACAGCGGGGTCGATATCGTCAAACGTCTTGTCCTCCGAGTAAAGGTTGACGCTTAAATTTATATCTCCAGAGGGCGAGGTGGTAAGCGTGACCCTGTTCGTATTTATGGTTGGAAGTAGCGCACCTAAAATATCATACATTAGTCACAATCCTCGTCGTCTTCTGTCGGAAGAAAGTTGTCATACAGATTACCTACAAGATTTTCATTCTCGCCTGAACCTGCAGGTCCAAAATTATCACCAGGCCTAAGAACGTCATCAGTGCCCTTGTCGGCAAATTCTTGTTCTGATATTTCTGCATCAAATTCTATGTGGAAGTAAGTATCGATGTACTTTTGCTTGTCACTAAACTTTTCATATGGTGGTGCAAACAGGAGCCTTCTCAACGATTCCTTTTCTTCTCTAACTACCACTCCTGATGAGTTTTCAGTTTCGACTGTTTCCTCTTCTACAATGTAAAACTCTATATCAAAGTTTTCTTTTTGAAGCTCTATGTTTTCTTCAAAAAAGTCGAGAAGCACTTTTTGATCGTCTACCAGCACTCTCTTGGCGTCTTTGAAAGTTATGTCTCTTGATGTAGCGGGTTGCGAGTCTAGCATTTCTTCGGTGTAATCTTCCGTGTCCTCGTAAGTAAAAGTACGATAGTCTATGTCTATTTCAATGAGGGGTGTCTTTAACGATGGACCAACGCCAGTGTCTCTTGAGGAACTAAGAAATATAGGAGATTTAAATTTTTGATTGTTTAGTGATTCTATCTTCCACGCTGGTACATTCTGGTTTCCGATCTGGGCTTTGCCTAGTATGTTTCTGAATAAACTTCTTTTTTCTGGCTCCATCCCAATGTCGTCGATATAGTCTTTACCATAAAGCTCATCAACAGGGATTTTGTTTATCTTACCACTCCTAGTGACCAGGCCACTGCTTTTGTTAGTTTCAAAAGAATGTCCATTTAACTTCAACACCCTTTCTTCTGCACTGTCACTGTCATAGAGGGTCTTGGTTCTTATATTCTTTCTCACTATTCTTTCGAAAGTTTCCTGCTTTGACTCAGTAGATCCAGTAGTGTTGTAAGATGGGTCGTAGATTATCTCATCATCAGAAAATGCATAGTACGCTGGCTTCAGCTTCCCTTTAGAAAGTAGGTACCTGCCGTATTGTGTCAGCTCTATATCTATTACATCTTCTTTTTTGTTAAAAAAAGCCATCTACTAAATTACTCCTCTAGCAAACTAATGCTCGGACCCTCTGTGCGCTGGGCTGTGCCTTCTAGCCTCTGAGCGCGACTTTTGTCAAATACTGTGTTAGCATCAATCTTAATTAGTTCAACCAGCGAGAAATAATCATAAGGCCAGTTAAACCCGTAATTGAATAAGTCTTTCTCCGACCTGCTTCTTTCAGGGTGATTAGTTGGCAGGCGGTCTGTGTCCATCTTTTCAAAGTAATTCTTTTCAGCGCTTCTCTTAACTTTAAAAACCATCCACTGAATTTCCTGCATCCTCCCGTCACGAATGTATTGCTCAATTGGTGTTCCCTTGATAGAGTGAGCATTTCTAACTTCTTGATTGATTTCGTCTCCATCCCTGTTGTAGTCGTCAAGAGCTATATCAGGCGGCAAGTTTTGCCAAATAAATCCCAAATCCTTTTTCGTGAGCGTGTGAGTAAACGGGAAAGTGTACATCATAAATGGTTTTATATACTTTCCAGATCTACTGTCGTTGTACTTTAGAAAATTAAATCTTGGAGGGATTACATGTTCCAGCATAGTTCTGACCATTCCAGAAACAAAACTATTTGTAAAGAGCCCCAAGTCTTCCATTTCGGACCTCCTCAGACCAGACTTTATTTCCGAGTCCCATTCCCTGTATTGTTCATAGCCTTGGGTGTTTTTGACTTCTTGATATATTCTCTTCACAGTTGCGTCGCCAAGCTCTAAGAACTTTTTGGTGCCCGTTTGTGTTTCTAGGAAAGGTATCGCAATAACTGCTTCTGAAATGACCTTTCTTTCTTGTATTGTTCCGATTGCCTTCTGCTTAACATTGCTATCTAGTTTTTGCCCCCCAACTTTAAAATGCATACCTAGGAGTTCTGACAAGTCGCCATCCGAGGGGTTGCTAGGTGGTAGTATTTCAACAAACGTTGACTGGGTGTCGATGTTACCCACTTGATGCCACATACCCTTTGGCACGGATAAACCAACAGACGAAGCTCTTGTTGTGGCAACTCCCTTAAAGTCTATATTTGGACATTCCCACTTGGATTGTATTGAGAGCGACTTCCTTATTATGGGTCGGCTTGAGTCGTTGTTCTCGAAAGTGCTAACGAATGCCGCGTCATCTAACCCCAAGCCTCTGAAACTTGCAGACATCTGCATCGCAACTGCCTTGTTGAGTGACGACGTTACCGGGTTGACATCCGCTGTTGCAAAACTTGAGTCAGTAGGCCCAGAGTAAATTGTCCTACTGCCCAGTCCGGCTGCACCATAAAAGCCACTATCTTTGTAATTCTGCAGGCTTGCATCAGAAAAGCTACTATGAACTGAACCTGTAGCTTTAATGAACCTGTTGTATTTTATAGTTGGCGTCGTCTTGTTGTCTATTGCAATTCTGGTTAAAATTGATTCAATGGCACCAGGGTTACTCATTTCATAGTTCTCGCCCTCATCTGGAGTAAAAGAGTATTCAACTTCCGCGTAAGCATCAAAATGCGGTGGAGTGTAACCGCTATATCCGTGAGCAAAGTGCGTGTCGTATCCATAGTCGCTGGTCTCTCCCGACTGCAACTTTGCAGAGGCGTCGACTGGTGGCCCGAAAGCCTGGGGTAGGTTGTATATTGGGAAATCCTTTCTGTCAGACTTTCTCGACATTCTTAATTTCATCCTGTAGGTCTTTCCGTACTCTATTGGTCTTTGAGGTGTGTCCTCAGAGGCTATAACTGTTGAATGTCCGTTTTCCAAGAAGAAGTTCATAGTTTCAGCATAAAAGTTATTGGCAGCCTCTGAGTAGAGAGTCTTTCCGAGCGCCCTCATAGCTGTCAAACTGAAGCTAGATGTCATCATAGAAGAAGTGTTTGGCATCCCAAAGAATGCATAACCTCCTTCGGCAGCATCGGCTTTGGCGTCGTCCGTAGATACCGAAATTTTCCTGAAGTCTAATCCAGAATTAATCGCCGTCCTGTAGCCAAGCATAGCTTCCGGCACCACCCTAACAAAAGAACAGGGTTGGAGACTTGCGCTGGGGTGTGGCTCTGTTTCATACAGAACAAGAGTTTCATCAAATTGGCCCTCCGTGACCTCTCTTTGACCGTTAGAAAATAAAGACCTTGCTGGATCTACAATAGCTTCGAAAGGAATTCTTTCCACTCTTTGAATACCATATTGGCCCGAACCTCTTTGCCAGGTGGTTAATGTCTGATCTTGATCTGAGTTGAAGAAGTTCGCCCAAGATGCAGAACCTATTCTCGGTATGCCACCATCTGCAGTTTCATTAAACTGTGACCCGGTTATATATGATGGGTACTTAAACGCACCTGTTAACTGGTGCTGAGATGAAATAGATGACAACAGTGTTACACCATACCCGCCAGAGAACCCTCTAAACTTTGCCGTGGATAGTGAAGAAGAATAATCAGAACTCCCTATAAGTTGAGTTCCGTGAGGGTATTCTAAACCGTGGTCTGATATACTGTTTGTGCGGGTCTCCGAACCGGTGTTGTGATAACTCAGATTATTAAACGTTCTGTGTTTTCTCGAATAGTTCAGCCAGGCCTTATTTGACATTGGCTTTCTATTTGTTCTGTTTGCATCGTCCGAAATTGTACCAGATAAGGTCATTATTCCAGTATCGTTGCCCATCCTATACCAAGCGACCAAACTGTTTCTCATTCTTGGCCTAACGCACATATCTGGACGCCACGGGCCTCTATATCTTGATCCAGATCCATACAGACCCACCACATCTGCTGGTGCGAGCTTTTTGTTAAATATGCAAACCTCTGCGATGGACGCTTCTGGTGATCCAAATTCTCTACCAGAATACGAACCTGTTGACCAAGATCTAGAGTTACCTATTGTGCAGTTGTCGTAACCGTCTATGTCTAACTGATTTAAGTTCGGCATTGCGCCCGTTGATGACGCTGCTGTTATTTGAGACCCGGTAAAATTCAACCCGTTTATAAAAAATATCGGAGGCTCTCGTGAGCCGTCAGTTTTTAGTTTGCCTAGAGGCAACGTTACGCCTACATGGTTCCACGAATCACCTATGAGTCTCCTCTTAGCGGCAGCAGAGCCAGAAGATCCCATCGAGAAGTAGGCCTTCTTTCCGCTCGTGTCCCGGACATAAAGCTTGAGATTAGAGCCGGACATATAAAAATTAAAACCGTTGTTTAGCTCTGTTTCCCCATCCTTGCCTCTGCCGCCGAACTGAACTAATGTTCCCTGAATCTGAGACAGCTCGCTCTTAGTCGAGGATGCAGGGTCTGGATAAATCCACATAGAAACAGATATCGCAGACGAGCTTAAAGAGGTTGCTGACCTTGCAGAGCCAGAAAAGACTTGTGCCCATTCCAATCCGTCTCCGATTTCTACCCTATTTACAGCAGAGCCTGAAAACTTTGTACAAACCTCCATAAATGGTCGGTCTTTTTTCGGAACAAAGACGGGATAGTCAACGGCAATGCCGGACTTTACTGAATTGAATCCGATACCGGGCGCGTAAAAAGGCGCGAGTGCTGTTCTAAAACTACCCATTGAGGTTCTAGTGTTGTCGTGATTCTCTTGCATAACTTGCGAACCAGGCCCGTAAGATTGACTAAACAATGTTGCTAATTGAGTCATTCTCTGCACTGGGTAGAATCCCTCATAGGGAAGCAATTTCTTCAGCCCCTTGCAACTCAGACTAAAGGTAGCAGGGTTTGTCCTAGAATCCATCTCTTCTAATTCATCCTGAACTACGTTAAAATACTTCATAAAATCAGAGTGACCATAAACTTCGTAAAATTTATCTTTAGAGCTATCTGAAAAATCGTTTTTGGAGCCGGTGACTGTCAAGAAATCTCTTTGCGGACAATTAAAAAATGGGTCTTCTGAATCTGTACCAATGTAATTGTTCATTTCTTCACTGATTCTATACTCGGACACCAATGAATAATCTTGCCCCATCAATCTTATCTGTTCTGCATAACTCTTGTAGTCGCTAAAGTTAAATGGATATCTTTTCGCCAGGTCTCCTGCAGTCCATTTTGTAGCGCCAGCAAGGTAGGTGCTGTTTGAAATCGATGCAGAGAAATAAGCATCACCAACCGGTCGTCTGTCCTCTAAAGGTGTAGGCGAACTTGATACTTTGTCCATCGTTGTGGGCATGTTGGCGCGGAGCGGGGTGATTCCAAATTCTTCTCCGTCGGTGAAATAACCAGAGTTGCCTATTGAGCCCTGAGCGCCAATATTTTTGCCAAACTCTTTTGCTGATGGTTTTCTAGAATTTTGATAAGATTGAAACATTTCTAATATTATTGTTCTTTTGTCAGCATCAAAAGTGGCCTTGCCTACGTCCTTAAACCTAAGCCCCATAGAAAAAGAGTCGTTTCCTTCGAAAGAGTTTAAGCCGTCCACGATTTGCTCAACTGCTTTTCCAGTCGTGGTGGCGCTTTCGGAAAGCTTGATATATGCCAAAGTCTTGTCCGGGAAATTAGTCTCAGTATCTGGGTGGTGTGGGGGTACAATCGTTATATAGTTTATACTTTCTGCTCGGAAATCGGTGACAGCAGGCTTCATATAGAATGTGGCCTCCCTTAAAACGTTTAGTGATGCAGATGTTGTAGCATACCAAGATCTGAACTCACCTTTGTTATAACCGAATGGGCTGCCATCGTGATCGTGCAGTGGACTGTCCCCAACGTCTGGCAAGCCGTGGATGACAATTGGTAGATTGTCGGAAGTTACAGTCATATGCATCGAGTTCTTGACAACATCTGTGCCGCCTATGTTTCCGATTGCATCGACCCATTTACCAGTGTTGGTGCCATAGTAGCTAGTAAAGTTTGGATTCCTAGTCAACGTTTGCGACAAAGTGAACGAACCGGGTGTAGATCCAGATTCGTAGAGGAGCACTGCTCTGCTGCCCTCTGCGTCGTTGTTATCCGTGTCGTTCCCACTTACTGGTCTAGATATTGAAATCCAGCTTGGAGTCGCAGATACAAATGCCCCAAAGTAATTCTTTTCCGTGGTTACTGGGTTGGTGATAGTCTGAACGTGTACCTTCGTTCCATCATCTTTGAATCTCCAAATTTGTACCGAACCTGTTCCAGCGCCTGCGCCGCCTCGTATACCTTCAGGTTCACCGATAACAACGTGTTTGTTGCCCAGTCCAAACGAAACGTTTGCTCCAAATCTCGGACCAGTAGTGTGGGTTGGGTGGGACGATGTAAACACACAGACGGGTGCCCAGGAACCCGATGTAGATCCGTTGACAGGTGTTGAGCCCGACTTATATATATGAACGACGCCGCCTTGGACCATTTGGTCTGAACTGTTTGATTTTACATACTGCCCCGTGGCACTAATAGCAACATATGAACCTGAGAATCGTACCTCTCTACCAAAGTATTGACCAGTGCTCGGGTCATCTGAAACAATTTCCGCTTCTTGTTGCCAGCCGCCCACTGCACCACTAGACACTATAAAGGCTTTACCAGTTCCAGAGGTCATCACGCCCGAGGAACTGCTCTTATACATACCGTAAATTAGAGAAGTTCCGTCCTTACCGAGTGCAAGGTTTTTGCCAACGGATTGTGCTGTGGCCTCACCTTTCAAGATAAGAGCTTCGTGCTGAGAGTTTCTAACTGTAGAGAGCTTATATATGTATATACCACCGGCTCCGTTAGTTGAGCCCTGACCCGATGACGACTGGCGACCGGGTGCTCCAACAGCAAGATAGTCCCCTTGAGTGTCTATATGCCAGCCAAACTCTGCGTTGGCGGGACCAGTTTGGCTAGGAGCATCGCTCATTGTTAGCTCAAACGCCAAGTCCTCAACCCAAGGTATACCAGGGGCACCATTGGCTCTCGTGTCTCCGCTGTCTGGAGTGTAGTTAAATTTATGAACCCTGCCCCGGTTTGTGCCGGAGGCAGGTCCAGACCAGCCGCCGACATACAGAGTTGTCGCATCTGCCAAGCGTAAGGAGTGTCCAAAGTATGCTGCGTCTGAGCCCCCCTCTGATTCGTTTTCCCTATACGATTGTGCGCTTTCTGAGATTGTGTACAAGGGTGCCGAATAATTGTGCGTGCCTGACATATCAGCATAAGTAAATCCGTCCTGTTTTATGTGTATTTTAAAAACCTTCGGCGTCTCAGGAAACCTTCTAGCATACGTAGCTGAAGCACTTGGGAATGTTTGAGTATTCTGGAGGAAGCCGCTTTCAACACCAGAATCGGCGTGGCCCTCGATTCCCCTAAACAAACCAGTCGCAGAAACTAACTCACCTTCTCCAAACCTACCTGGATGGTCGACACCTAAACTAATTTCTTTAGAGGTTCCAAAGTTTTCCTGCGCGTCAAGAGGCCACTTTGAGGAGTTTCTTATAAGCTGACCTTGGGAGTTAAATGATTTCGTTTTAACTCTGTCGGATCTTTTCAGTGACCACCAATTAGTGTCGAAATCTTCTCTTTCCCTGGTACTCTTAAGGAACGCATTCTGTTCTTGAGGGAATAGAACCTCTTTGTAGGAGATGGAGTTCGCGTCCGCTACAGACTCTATTCCCTTAAAAGACTGCAAATACTTCGGGTGCACTTCTTGATCGAGCCTTAAAAAGCTCTTCAAATTTAAATTGGAGAAGTTACTTACAAGGTTTCCGTAACTCACATCCGTATATGATGTTGCCGTGGTGGATAACCTGTCTGGATTTCCTACTGGGATTGGAATAAAATTATTATTTTCATCTGTCGAGTAGTTCTTTATGAATCTTATCGGTATGTTTTGATTTGTTAAAGCAGACTCTGTAAATCTTGTTAGAGTGCTGTCTACACGCCTAGAGGATGTTCTCTTTGAGAATTCTATACTGTCTGGCCAGTTGTACGCGCTGACTGCGAAAGAATCCATTGCTCTTCTCTTGTACTTAGAAGGGTCGGAAGCCTCCAATATTGCAGGATTGCTTTCAAGTTCCGTTGCAACGAAAGAGTAGATATTATTTCTTCTCAAACTAGTGGCTATCGGATGTTGCCCGGCCCTTAATTGTTTCCAAGAAGGGTATCCATATTGCCCGCCTCGGTTTGAGATTATAGCATTTAACAACAAATGAGATCCAATAGCGCCTTGAGAACCGGTTAGACCATCAATCATTTGTCCAGATGGGTCGGTAGTTGACGCACCTTCATTGACGGTTTGATTGGAGTTTAAAAACTCATCATTAATATAATTGAAATCACTAAGATCGAACTTGTTTGGTGATGAGGTCGTTCCAACATTTACTGTTGTTTTTGAGATGGCGTCGTACCCAAGCACATTAGTGTCTTTATCAACATTGTCCAAAATTATCGTTCTCAAACCAACAAAGTCAACCGGTGTGAAGTCGACGAATCTGTTTTTGTCGTTTTGGATAATTTGTTTTGTAGCCAAAAGCAATCTTGATTGTGGAGACGATTGTAATGCTCCATCCTGAATGGCAGCGCCAAATAAATCCATATTGATATTCGTTTTGAACGACCCAACTTCACTAGCACTTAAGAACAGTGGTGAAGAGGATGTTTGAGCACTTGTCCCAAACTCAACTGGCTCAGTAAAATCAGACTCGAACCTTCTGTAACTTCCTGTAGTCTCTATGGTCGAATTCCTAATCCAGGCGTAGCCAAGGTCAGTTTGCGGTATCTGATGCTGAACAAAGAGGTTGTCAGACCTTACAAATATATCGTCGCTGCCTCCATTAGAAATCGCAGCGTATCTGTGGTTTCTGTTAGTCTTGTGGTAAGACGCACTAGGTGTCGAAGAGCTTACAGAACTTAAAAACCTATGACCGAAAGCTTCTGATCTCTCCGCTGCGAAAACATCCAACATCATTCTTTGAGTTAGATTCCTGTAGTTTAGAGAACTGTATGCTGATATCTGATTTGTCGCAGTGTCTATGTGAGGGCCGCCGTGGGCTGTCCCTGCAGTCTCAGGGCCACCTGGCGATGAAAATCTGCTAGTAATTAAATGTTTTTTAACTTCTCTTTCTGGTCTCACTGTATCTTTATATCCATAAAAGTAGGATGAAGAGAACTCTTCTGTTAGTCCGAAGTTAGTGGCTACATACCCACCCTTATCGGAAGAGTGAGAGAGGAAGTGATCAACCGAATAAGTCTTCTTCTCATTCTCAACAATGTGATCTTTCGACATCTCAACAGAAGTGCCAAGAACGATCTGATAGTCGTGCTGGTAGTTGCCGAGATTCAAACTAGCTGTAGATGTTTTTATGTTTCGAATGTTGACTGGCCTCTTTGCAAGAGGATCTCTCAGTACGTTTGAACGACCAGCGTACGAACTAGTCAAAGATACTTTAAATAGAGATGGGGACTGCCCAGTAAAATTCGAACCTTCCATATCTGGGTTTAAAACATACAATTGATTGTGTGAGGCGCTTATAAAAAAAGCTTCCCTTCTGTCCGATCTCCCGTCTAGCCCAGTTTTGTATGTACCTGCCTTTGACTTTCTCCCTATACTAACACTTGCGCTTCTGTTCAGTTCTATGTGCCTGTGGAAGTGGCCACCGACGTGATGCTGGGTGAACGGGCCCTGTATTGGTATCTCCCTGTCATCGCCGTAAGCGTCATCGTGAAGGTTTGTTATCTCAACACCCTTCTTGAAGTTGTCGTATATCTCTTTCTTATAATCTGTCGGAACGTCTATAGAACTACTGTAAAGGCTGAATGGAAGAACCGTACCAATATCAAAATCTCTGTTTGTGTCGCTTATATCAGCAGTGCCTCGGAACTTCTTCTTTTCAAATACCTGTCCGCCCTGCAATCTATACTTAGGAATATTAACATCATCACAAACTGGGCCCGCATCAATGTCTGATCCACTAACTCTTATGTAGTCGTTGCTGCCAGGGTTTGTCGTTCCCTTAAAGAAGTCCAACTTTTTGTTCAGGTGAAAGTTTGATCCGCCGTGAAGAACGTGCTGGATACCTGCCTCTAGTTTGTATGGTTTTGTAAGCCTTCTGAGAGTATAAGTCGACCCGGAGGCGACTGTATTTATCCTCTTTCTTAATGTCTCTCTTTGCGCGTCGACGGCAGCATCGCCTGTCGAGATTCTTGTTGCCTTTCTGTTGGTCCTGTCTTTCCACCATCGGCAGTTCTCACTTTGTTCCAGCAAGATGTCAGCGCCGCCTGTAAAGCTAACCGCCGTGCAGTCGGTAACGGTTTCTGTTATGGTAGTATTTCCGGTGTCCCCTGAGATTGCCTGAGTTAGCGTTAAAACATTATCAGTTCGGGATACAGTAATTTTTCCATTGTGCCCACCAGCGCTTTCAATAGCTGTCTTTAGTGCTGCCGCCTTGTCATCAAATCCGTTATCCTGGTCGAAGTGTAGATCCGAAGCTGTTGCGTCAGACTTTGGGATATACACCCTGCTTGTTCCATCTGTAGATATTATTGTAATTGCACCGCCGTCAATACTGCCACCATCAACGTCAGCAAAGGTAATTGTAGCTGTAGCACTGACGGGCCCAACGGTCGAGGGAAGAGGCGCGTGACCGTGCTCCCAGTCATATGTCAGTTCGTTTATACCTAAGATTCTACCTTCGGGATCAGCCTGCTTCATCTCCAAAGTAGGAAATTTAGCCCAATACTTATTTCTCTCTAGGGCGTGGGACTCGATAACATTCTTTATACCGTCAGTGAACGTCGTACTAGCTGGTTTGTACTGGTCCAAAATGGTGGACAACGAGTCGTCAATCCACCTATAGAACTCGATATATTTTTCTACGTCTGGGTCGTTTTCTACGTTTTGAAAAAACAACGCTCTCAGTTTGTCTAGTGGTTTATAGGTCTGGCGATACCTGTCTACAGGCTCCCCTATGACGTTGCCAAAATCTCTTATCGATGAAAAGAGATCGATCATTTCCTGTGAGATAGACTGGTACATACTCTTTTCAAAGGAGAAGACATAGTTTACGGGCCTGGAGCCTCTGGTAAAGGTCTTGTCATCATCCGAGAGAATTCTTATCATGTCCGATGAGACAATGTTCTCGAATTCCCTTTGTCTGTATGCCGGGACGTATTCCAATGCTATGCTGGATGTAGAACTCGCCTCAAAAAAATCACCTCTAGCTGGATGGTTGTACGCTACTATCTGACCTATATCTCCATAGCTCGTCACCTTATCAATTGAACCAGAAGAGAAATCTTGAACTACTAGCTGGCCTCCAGCAGTAGAGCCAGTAATCATTGCGAAGTCCCAATTCATCGCGAGAGTCTCTATATTCGGTATGTGATTGTCTATACCCGGCTGCAGAGAGAATGCGCTCTCATAAGGATCTTTTACTCCATAATTTTTTGGGTCTACAGCGTGCTTTGTGATGGTCTCATCATCTAGTACTTTACCCAATGTCGTACTGAAGATATCTTTACATCTGATTGTTGTAGGACTGATCCTGTAAAGTTTCTCCTATGTGCGCCCACAAATATTCTTTTAGAGAACTTATGAAAGTCTGCGCCTTGGGCCTTGGTTATGTCTTGAGATAGTTTAAATTTGTCTTTTACCTGTCCGGCTTCTACATTTACACCAAACAATTCGACTGTATACGCAGCATTTGAACCACTAATTAAACTACCAAAGGAACTACCAGATGGAGCTATTCTAAAGGCAAAGTTCCATTTCTCGCCATCGTACACATCTCTAAATACTTTGGTTTGTTGTTCAGATATTATCCCAGAGGTCGACTTTAATATAAACCTAGCATTCTTTGAGTCTTCTTCCTCTTTTGCAGCTAAGATTTCAAAGTTGGCAAAGTCTTTGTCAGAAGCTCTAAACGTAAGGTTACTTGTCGAGTCTCCCTGTTGAACCGTGTGTGCCCCAAACAAGGACGACGATATGGGCGTAGACTTATACCTTCCAGTGTTGTCATTTTCTGGAAACAAATGGGGAAATATTATTTCAGCTTGTGTAGTGAAGGATAAACCTGTGTCGCCAAGAGTTGATCCGGTTATGAACCCTCTTGTTGGCAACTCTGCAGATGTTGTATCCAAACCAAAACTTGAGCTGTATTGAAAAATTGTCGCTGACTTGTTCACACCTTGAAAGTTTGCATACCTTTTCTTGACAGAATCGGCCTCGTAGTTCGGTTTTAACTCGTAAGTAGCGTTATCGGAATACGCCTTGAGCTTTATAAGCTCTTCGTCCACACCGTGAGTCCTCAGTATGTTTCTGAATGCTTTTTCGGTTCCCTTCGACTTATTTATTGTTACTAGTGAATTGTAGAGATTTCTGTATATAAAATTCTTTATATCGTGAAGCTTTTGCTCGAACTCGAACTCTTCTGTTTTATCGGCCAGTACTTCTAGGGCGGTGGCGTCTAAAAACATCTCCGTAGTATCTAAACCGTGAGAGGCCAGTACTTGTGACATGAAAGGAAACGGCTTCACCTCATCATAATCGTTGTATTCTAGATGCTTAAGTTTTGGAAGCTGTCCAATCTGAGCGTGAAGGACGTCGAAATAGGATCCTATTATTTGTAACAGTTTTCTTGTTTGGCCTCTCTCACCGTCCTCCTCCAAAACCCAAGCAGGGATTGTATGAATTAGACAACTAGAATTTGCCAAGTCTCTTTGTAGACCTGCATCAGTCTTCTCATCCACGAACTTGTTGAGTCGTGGGTTTTCTGTGTGTATTATAGGATCTTTAAACTCGCTACTAGCAACACCAGACTTGACTATCGCAGAGTCAGTCGATCTATTGCTGTCTGTATACCCGACAAAAATACCGTTAGAAAGCCTGCCAGAGTAATCCAAAACCAAACTGTCCACGCTCGATGTTAAGGACACACCTTCATTGAATTTATAATAAACACCCAACTTGGAGTTTGCTTCGTCTGTATTAGTACCGCCATTGATTTGTGTAAACCAGTGTCTCGCGATCTCCTTCGGAGACCTTTTAGTCTTCCAGTATCTGAATTCGTCTAGTGATCCAGACAGCTTGCCCCATCCCAAGTTAGAGTTGCCGACTGTGTTATACGGAGGATCTTCAGCTTCGCCCTTTCCGGCCTTACCCGTTGCAAGAGCGCCGATCGTGCCCACTAGTCTTCGATTTACCTTGTCAACCGTCGAACCAGACAAAACCGCTTTATCCAAAGCTCCGTCAACGTAGACACCCCAAGAAAGATTGCTACCTGTATTTTGAACTGTGATTGCGTAATGATGCCACTTTCCATCGGAAGCGCTGGTCGCTAAGTGTGAGCTTCCCAATTCCGCTTGGTGAACACCTGCGGATCCAGATTTGTAGGTGACTACAAAGGGTGTAGAACTAGCAGCAGCGTTTTGCTGGTCAAGCTCAATGGTAAATCTCGCATACTCGTGATGATCTGGCAATGAAGACGAAGACCAAATGTCCAGTAAGACTTCTCTGCGATTGCTCGCACTGAAAGCGTCTTTCTTCAGCCAGAACTCTACAGTGTTGCCTTTGCTTGCGTTTATCTCAAGGTTTGAGGTCCTGTAACTGGAAGTGTTCCAGATATTGTCGATGTGAGGACCACCCTTTAAAGAGATATATTCTTTTACTGTCGGGTTTCTATGGTTATTGACCGAACCTGAAGTAGAAACCGTTGATATACTACTTCCTGGGTTGAACCTAACAAAGCCGTTGGTTCTTGGATATTCCTTTTCAAAGAGGTAAATCTGGAGCGGATTTGAATCGTTTACCCACTCTAGCTTCTCTTTGGCGGATCCGTCGTATGGATAGTTCTGGTAAATAGATTCTATAGATGACTTGTAGTACTCTTCTGCGGAGCCGTACACTGCAAAGTTGGATGCAGTAGAATAGTCTACAACAGATTCATACTTATATTTGTTGCGAATATATTCTTCGATATAGTCAATAGACTCAACATCTTCTAACAGTTGGTTAGAGTTTGTGGGCTTTTGGATATGTTTTGATTTATTTTTATCAAATAAATTATTTAAACTCATTACTTCCCTACTCTAAACTTATGAACTTTATCCTGAACTGTGTTCTTGCCATCTGTCTCATACATAAACTGAATTCCGTAAGAATAACCAGATTCTAAATTAGAAAAATCTAAATCAAAATAGTTTCCATTCTTATCGTGAGAGAGTTTGGTGTAGTCGGTTTGCTGGCCACTGCCAGTACCGAACGGTATTATGTCAAGATCGTCAATAATCCTGAAGATCCTGTAGTAACCGTTTTCTATCGTGTAACCCTCTATGTTATTTGATGCGACGGTATAAATATTCGGCTGCCAATTCTTTTCACGAACAAATAACCTAATTCTAGTGTTGTCGGACTGTTGATACTCTGTCTTTAAATTTGTTATCGTAGTTGTATAACTTGTGCTTGGGTTGTAATCTGCCGCTGTGTGCGTCCTTACCCTGAAGTTTGACCCTGTTACGAGCTGCACACCTTGCACAACGCTAGTTGGCTTGCTCCACACATCAAATATTTCTTTTTCAGAGCCTGTGAAAGCAAAAGATGCCGAGTATATACCCGTAGAAACCCAACCCCCAGTGACTACAGTTGCTCCGGCGACGGTGACGCCACCTCCGATTGGAAGGGTTTTAGGCTTGATCACTTGATTTTTTATGTTGCCAGACGGAAATACTTGCAAATGTATCGATGTGTGTGCACTATTGCTTCCAGAATTCGCTCCGAGGGCGGGTATGTTCTTGAGTCGACCCCTCACAACGTTGTACAAGTACAATGTATTCAAGTTATCCTCGCCCGACATTAAAGAACTGCTAAGATAAAAACTGTTTCTATCGTCGGGAATCGAATCATCCCATCTGGCTTCTATCATAGGCCGTTTGTAGAAGAACTCAGTCGATCTAGAAAAGAATTTCTTTGTGTAAAATGACCTGTTTTTTGAACCATCTTCGAACGTGCCAGACATTTTGAGCATCACGCCGTAATTCTCTCGATCTGGGTCTACTGTTGATTCTGCGACCAGCCATTCTTCGACTAACGCAGTAACATTTACGCTTAGGTTTTCTACCCCTTTTGTGAAAGTTTGTTTGTAATGTGGGAGATTTCTTCCAGCAGTATACCCCACCTCGTGAAAGTCCCCACCTTGCGCTACCCAACTAGTTGCCTGAGTTGGTTTAATCCAATTTGATGCAAACTCGTCAGAGTAACCCTCCATATCCAACCCAGGGCCTTCGTCCCAAGACTTTGAAATTGGCAATACAGCCATATCAAAATTCTTTGGAAGGGTCTGACCGTGAGGGGCGTTGAACACTCTAAGAAAAAACTTCACGTTCCCAGACAACGGCAAGTCGCCGCTGTTCCTCTTCGTAAGGATGTCGGAAACTGGAAAATTTAATAACGCTCTCGATTTTTCAACTGAGCTTGTTGATGCCTGGCCGAGAATAGAAAACACTTCCAAAACGTCAGAGGCCCCCATATTAGAACCCGTCCCCCTATTTATAAGGCCGTGCTTGAAGGCATTTGTGATTGTATTGTCCGCAGTGCAGAAAAATCTCTTAATCGCCATTATACAACCGTCCCTTTTATGTCCCTGTTCGGGTATTTCAACTCGAATATGTGGGTTTCGGGCAAAGTTATAACTCTACCATCCAGGGAGGTGTTCCTTTCTACACTGAAAGAGACGCCAGAGTAGGGGTATCCGTTCTTGTTAATAACATCAATTGAAATAACATCAAGAACTTGAGGGACTCTTTTCAACGCCTCATAGTACTCGGAGATGTATATAGGTTCTCCAATTTCTTTCTTAACGGTAAACAAATTTTTCAACTCTAGGTTTGCTGCACTTAATGCGTCAAACTTATTTTGGTCTCTTTTGACAATTATCTTGTACTCGACTCCATAGTTTATAATAAACGGATCAAGGATATCGATTGTATCACTAATCATTCTTGCACCGTTTAGCCAAGTTTTTAAGTTATTTTTCAAAGTTCTGTTTGATACTGCTAATTTACCTTCGGTATCCTCCGACAATACGTAGAGATTCAAGTTCCTCTTGAAAGAATCTGCATCGCGAATGACAGTGCATCTCTTGATAGCGCCGAAGTTGCCAGGCATTGCATAAGTTAAATTAATGTAGTCCTGTTTTGTCACTGCCCTGTTTTGAGAGGAGAATGCACCCAGTGCCCGGATCTTGACCTCATCTACGGTCGGCAAACTAACATCTCCCACTATCGGTTCTTCGTTCAAGACCTCTATTCCGTTTATTACATAATCACGAACAGACTTGTTTAGTATTGTCAGGTTATCAAACTCTGCCAAAATCGAAGTCTTGTTCTTAACGGATCCTGCCGACGCATTGACAAACTCTTGTGTATTTTCTCTGTAAGATATTGACAGTACCGTATTCGCTGGAGCTACTCCAAGTTTGTCATTTGATGTAAGTTTCGTCGGATCAAAGGTTGCGTCAGATATGTGTGGGCGGGCATGCCTCTTTAACACAACACTGGAGGGGTCTGCGACAGAACCGCTTAAGTCTTGAATTGGAGATCCGTGGCCGAACTGCAAGATCGTGGAAGACCTGTTGTTCTCTACGGTATATCTTCTCGGTACTGTAACTGTTTTTAATAAATTAGGTATCCTGTCGGCGGAGAAGCCAGGGTTTGTAACCGGAACATACACTATTTCTTGAGTCAGGTCGTCCACTTGTGCGTATTCGTTTCCGTCTGAATCAATTACTGATAATATTTCCGAGACGTTTTCGCCCGGTACTTCAACTTTTAGGAATCTCTGGAACGCTCCCACAGTCTGCGTGTAGGTTTTTGTAACCCCAGAGACGACCCGGCCATCGGATTTAACCGCGTAATATGTAGGAGTGCCGTTGGTCTCATCAACTTGGGCCACGACGAATTCACTTGTGGCGACGCTAAACCTCACGTCATCCAATAAAGTAAAAACTGCGCCGGTGTCACTGGAGACCTGACTACCTTTCTTTATAGCTGGTAAATAATTTAAGTCAGGCTCGGCTGTGTTCGGTATCGCAGGCACTAAACAAAAGAACTGACAGACGCCATAAGAGGATGGGGCTTTACTAAACTTATACCCCATAGCCCTGGACAGTTTTATGACATTGTCATACTCTGCTGCCGTTTCTAGAAAGCTCTCATTTGCCTGATAGTCTAAATAGAACGACATTACGTCGCCAACGTAAGCAACTGTGTCAATCATCAACGAACCGAACGAGGCCTCATTGAAGTCCTTATAAGAGTTCGGGTAATATCTTTTTGCGTGCTGCAAGAGAGATTGTCTTATAGAACTGTAATCTCTATCAGTGTAATTTATGGGAATAATTTTTTTAGCCATAGGAAATTTCCTCTCTAATAAATAGTTTCAGTCAAATTTATTGCGAGAGTATTGACATCATCTGTTGGCAAAATAGTGTATGTGACGTGAATACCCAAAAAACTATCATCAGTTCTAAATGTTCCGTCTGGACCTTCGAACATAATTTCCTCTATCCTGATGAAAGATAAATACTTTTTTACTTGAGTTCTTATTCTGGCGCTTATATCCCCGTAAAGCCCTTCGTCTATATTCCTGAATAGATAGTTTCTCAGGCCTACGCCAAAGGCTGGGTCCATAACCCTCTCTCCTGGCGATGTCAACACGATCATCTTCAAATTTTGCTGAACGGTTTCTTTTATCGTCTTTGTTAATCTATACCCGTCAGTCTTATCTAGTTGAAGTGGTAGTTTTGGTGCTATACCTGGCATATTATTCTTCCTCCTCGCAAATCTCTACCGGTAGTCCTGCCGGGTTTGCCCCTTCGACCGTGCAGTTTGCTTGTTTTTGTCTTCTTCCTGGCTCTTCGCCTGGTAAGTGTGGTAACGAAAGTGCTAAAAATCCAACTGGACCGAGAAATGGTCCGTACGCATTGCCTGATCTCTGGGAAACTGAGTTTACTGTATGGTTCACCGACTTTAATAAACTCGCTACACCTCGTCGGACTTTGCCTGCATTGGGCGGAAAGATGCCGCTGATTATCTGAAGTACAGACAAAGAAATATCAACGGGTGCTGCCAAAGTCAGTGGTGCAACTGTATTGTCATCGGTGTTTAAATATCCAGACGTGAATGATCTGCTCGAATTTGAAGATAAATATGGAGGACTCTTTATGGAGCCCCAAGACAACCCATCTCTCAACTTACAGGGGTCTCTGTCGTATATCTTCTTCATCTGAGCGAATGCTGGGTCTACGAGTGCTGCCTGTCCCTTTATAGCGATTATAGGTGCCATTACCACCATCTTTGCTATCTGCGGAACCAGATCACCCAAGAGTGCTTCCGCTACGTTCCCAAAAGGACCAGAAGCGCCTTGGTTACCCTTCATCACAGCAGGATATTCATCGCCACTTATGAGGCCTTCATCGCCAGAACCTATAGATTTTTTGTTTTGCAGTATCCTGTACATAGATCTTATCGACCCTCTAGTCCCACCAAGAAAGTCTCTAAATCCACGTTTTGAATCGAAAAAGTTTTCTTCATTTATAAAATACAGTGCAGCCATACGATTTAGTGGGAAAATCTCTTCGAATAACATTTTGACGTCGGAATTGTAGTCTTCGCTTATAATTTTTCCATCTTTCAATCCAAGTAAAGAGTTTATTAGTGTGTCCTCATATGAATTAAATACGTTCTCCGCTGTTTCTCTTGGCTGTATTCTGCTGTTTGTGTATATGGCAAAATTGCCCATACAATCAACAAGGTTTTCTACCTTTGCTAACTCAAATACAAAGTGTTCAAATTGATCGACTCTGACTGGTCCGAGCTTCATAGATGATAAATATTGAGAGTAATTAGACAGGTTTATTGGGATAGACCCACCCCCTTCGCCAATAACAACCTCTTTGCTAGACGTGCTACCAAAAATGCCGATGTCGCCTTGATATTCGTCGAAATTTGTAAACACAGGGGCGGTCAACTGAAACGTTTCATATCCAGGGATGTAAATCAATCGTAAACCAACTACAGTATTTTCCAAAACATAATGCAGCGCATTTTGAAAACTTGTTCCGCTTTCATTGTTTATAAAATCCGGTGCGACTGGGGTGTTGAGAACCTCTAACAGTTGTTCATACTCGCCAAGTGTCATTCTCCTGCTTAAAGCGAAGTGCAAGTCTGGATTAACTAATCTATTATCTCTTTGTCCATCTTGCCTTTTAGCATAAAGCCTGTATCTGTTTTCGGACGAGTCTCTTTGACCGTTCGCGGTCGCCAAAGCATAATACAGAGCATCAATCGCTTTTGCCAAATAGTTTGGATCATTTTGCGGTGGCTTTACATAAAAATACTGTTCTACCCTGAATTGTCCGTGAGGATTTTGCCGACCTAGGGTAGGATAGGATGAGTAGTCCAAGTACAAACTGTTAGGTCTGGAATCGCCAAAAATTTGAGAGCGGGACAAGACACTCTTGCTCGACTCATATTGATCAATTAATTGACTAAAGAATTCTTCTTTGTAAGATGAGAACTCTGGTTCAAACAAATCCTCTGCCATTGTGATAACTTCCTGCTGAACGTCTTGCATTAGTTTAGCTATAACCGACACCAACGCATCCTTATTGTCAGATTGATTTGCTATTTTCTTAACTCTGTCATAAAAGTTTATCTTATATTGTTGAGAGTTTTGAAAATCTCTCTCAAGAGTCGTCTCCATATAATCATATAGGTACTGTACAATAAAATCCTGACCTAGAATTTGTGAAGGTCTAAATCTAGAAAAAAGAAAGATACCCTTCAAAATAAACTCGATGACAAAAGTTCTGATATACAAAAATACTAGTTGATCAGAAAAGCTTTCTTCGAGAGGGCCTGGTTTGCTGAAGTCTCTATTTATTGGATTATTTTCTTCCCTACTTAACGAATCTTTATAGTCTTCCATTGCTTGTTGTCTTATCTTTTCGAAGTCTATTGGGCGATCTTTGTTCTTTATAAGACAAACCTTATCAGACCTTACATCTTCAAAATACTTTTCGGAGATTCTTGTTGATAATTCGCTTATTTGTCCTACATTAAAGTATCTGGAAGTCGAGACGCTTTCGGCAATCTTGTCCATAAAGTTTTGAGACAACATTGTAAAATGAGAAAGTTCGTAGCTCGATTCATCTGTATCTCCGTATGAAATCGCTTTCCATAGAATTGAGTCAGTGTTCCAGTTTTTTAACATTGGCTCTGTAAAGTATCTATTCTCCGCCAGGTCCCTGAAATATAGCCTGTTAATTTTTGATTCTTCCACGCTTTTCTCAAGGGAGTTCCTTACAAATTGCGCAAAGGCTTCTGGCCTTAAAAGCTTCTTTGTATCAGTGTTTTGCATATCCGGTGCAGACAATCTGAGGTCTCTTAATTGTTCAGACATCTCTTCGTGATAATTGAAGGTCTGCATTTGTCTCAACTCACTTTCAAAAACGCGAGCAGGTCTATCAACCTGAAAGCAGTCCTCTGGAGTGTGGACGAAGAACTGATCTACTATTTGACAATTGAATTGATCTTTAACACGATTGTCCACAACTGAATCAGTAAACTGCTCCAAATTATCTTGTGGAAACTTGGTTGTAGAGTTTATTCTATATTGTAATTGTGGGCCTTGCTTTTCGAGGTCGTATGTCCCAGCAAGATCGAACGCTAATTCAAGAAGGCCAGTAAACTCTATGCCTGTAAACTTTGGATATGGTCCAGAGGTTATTCCAACAAAGTTGTTTTTTGGCTCCAAAAGATAGTTCCTAAATGAGGGAAAGATACTCGCCTCCTGTCTGATGTTCTTTGAAGGGATTAGCATTATCTTTTCAAACAAGTCCGAGTCAATCTTGTCAGCTAAATTGAAAACTAAGTCAGGGGCTGGCTCTACATTTGTAACTCTCCCATTATCATCAATAGTGATGACGCCTGGTTTTTTAATTTTGGTAAAATGATCATCGGCCGGATTTGGTTCTTCGACCTGACGGCGTACAAACTCGTGTTGTGCCATACCAACGTGGTCATATTCTGGGTCATCTGGATTTAGCGGTCTTTGTGAAGCTTCATAAAATGTCGGGACATATCCAGATAGATCGTTGTCAAACACCATCTCTATGTTTCCAAACACGCCCTTAGAGGCCAATCCCGCCAGTTTGAGACTGTTTTCGTTCATATATGGGTTAGGCAAGCTTTGAGGCCCTAACTCCGCCACAAGGGCATCCATAGGGTTCTTTTTGAGCAAACCTCTCATCGCCTCCCTTCTTGCAGATGCGTCGGCAAGCGCTCTTGATATTTCATCCTCAGATGCATTCGCTGACTCTAAGGTTTCTCTAAGAAGTATATCGCCAGCGCCGATATCATCTGGACATCGAACATCGCCTAACACTATGTCTGGGTTTTGTGAAATCTTGTTTAAAAGGTCATCACTTACAAAATCACCAACAGTTTCAAAAATTTCTTGAACGACTCCCGTATCTTGAACGTAATTCTTTAGGTCTGAGCAATCTGATTTTATTACAGTCAATATTATGCCTAGAGTGTCTTTGTCCGCGTTGCCGGTTAATAACGAGGATATCTCGTTTGGAGTCAAGGCCAAGGATATGCTTTCAAATATGTTAGCGATATTGGCCAGCATATTTGTTGGAACCCCAACTCTTTCAAAAGACTTTATTGCAACCGTCGTTATTCTCGCTACTTCGCTGGGGCCTGTGCCCCCGTACACTTGAGAGTTTGAAATGCTAGGCATCAAGTCTTTTGATAGTTTACCGTTTATGAGATCATTTATCTTTATGTCTCCAACGGCACCTCCAAGAAGATCTGGCGCGTTCTTCGATAACGTCTTTAAAATATCCCTGATCAACCCACTTAAGAGACTTGTAAGTATATCTGAAATCGCGACCTCTAGATTCTTAACGATAAGTTTAATTGGATCAAACGTTGGGAGCTTTGGTATTTCAGGTATTTTAAAATCAAAATCCCATTCCGACAAAACCTCTTCCGCATTCACGTCGGGCAATATTTTAAGATAGTCTATAAACAGTGCCCAGAAATCGTACCTATCGAAAAACTCAGCAAACAACTCTCCAAGATCTGAGAAGTCC